TCAGGCAATGAAGCCTTTGTATTTATTCTTTGTTGCTGTTGCAGCCGTGGCCGCTGTCGTGAAGTCGGCGGCATTCGTCGGTGCGCCAGTGTTCTGATGCGTATGCGCAGCACAGAGCGTAGCCACCTGCTGCATCAGATCGATAGTTTCCAGCATCATCTGCAGGGTGTTCACTGATTCACTGCCTATATGAACCGTTGGCCCCATCACCTGCTGCCCGCCGGCGGCAACACTCTTACGCAATCCCGCTATCTTCTCAGTCAGCGCCGCACATTCTGTGGTGATGCTGCCGGTGACTTTGGCTGACTGATTGCCGCCGACTTCTGTCGTGGCGTTCTGCGCCACATGTGCGACGTAGTTTGCCTGGGTGCCGATGGCGTAATCACCGGTGCTGGCCTGTTGAATCGCACCGGCCATTAACCTTGCTGGCCCCATCACTTTGGTTGTATCACCGGCGTGGATAGTCGTATCACGCTGCGTGATGGTGCGGCTTTCCGTGTCGGCTTTAACCTCACGGTGCATGGATGATTCCGCAATCGTCTGGTCAGTGGTGCGCTGCATATGCCCTTCAACGGTGACGCGCGTTGCCACGCCTTCACGTTGCTGCTGCAGCTGCTCGCCGGGCTTCACATTCGGCAGGCTGGTGCCGTCCGGTAACGTCTGGCGAATAAAGGGCTTATCCGGGCGACCATCCATAAATGCCACTTCAACCAGTGTCCCGACCGGCGGGAACTGGAACATGCCGCTGTCATGGCCAGCCATCGGCACCGGCACCTGGACCGCTTTATAAACCGGTGTATCTGTTACCGGGTTGCCGTCTGCGTCCTGCAGCTGCAGATCCACGGCATAGCGTGGCCGAAACTCGTTAGCAATGTTGCCGCTGCTAACCGGCTCTGAATGCGCAATCACCCGCGCAACACGGGGAACATGCAGCCCGCCAGCAATCTCCGGACACACGGCCTCCAACTGGCGACGTATCAGGGGTTTGGTTAACGGGTTGCCGGCGGCATCAAGCGGCGTCCATGTCAGCATCATGTCATCGTTCATCAGCCCGACTTTCGTTACCCGCTGGCCATTCACCATCGCACCCGGGCGCAGTGTCGGCACCATCGGGATGGTCATCGTATCGCCGGCGGCTGATGCCTGGCTGAACTCATGCGGAATATCGACCGGCTTATTTGCCAGTAAGCTGTGCGCATAGCTGCCGGTGAACATGTCGCCATCAGGCAGCTGATACCAGACATAATCAGGAATACTGAAGGATTTTCCCAGAATGGCCAGCAGCTGCCAGCCAGTGCCGGCGTGGGTGAAATGGGCTATTGGTCTGTCGGTGTAGTCGGCGTTAGCGGGAAGCGTGAACGCCAAACCAGTATGGTTTCCCAGCCATTCGGTAACGATGCGTAAAGTAGGGTGCTGGAATGAGCAGGGAATTGGCTTATCAAGTTTACCCGCCAGCTCCCGCACAAACAGTTTTGCGCAGCCGTTCTCTGCCGGCTGCGACCGCTCAACATACCCGGTAAACCAGCGATACATCATATCCGGGTATCCAATATCAAGGCGCACCAGTTTGCCGGTGTAATCATCACTGGTCACGGCGGTAATAAAACCCCTACCACCGGATGACATTTCCAGTACCAGATTGACATCAGACAGGGGAATTTCGTCACCAGAAAGATAAAGACGTTTAATTGGACGCATTAATCCACCACCTTACCAAGCGCATTATTGACGGGGTTCAATACCTTGCTTTCAAACCACGTCAGCTTCTGATCGCTTTCTTTCGCGGCGCTGCTGCTTGCGTCATCGCCGCCAGCTGATTGTTTTGCCGCTGCAGTACCATTTCGGGAATCGTTTCGAGCCTGACGTTTTTCCGGCACGCTGTGTTTTTCACGCAGCGTAAACTGCACACCCCAGGCCATTTTTCCATCCTGTTCCTGCGCCTCCAGCTTGCCCGCAAAATTGACCTGGCGAATGCCTACCGTGTTTGCTGTCAGGTTAGCCACACGGTAAAGCGCCAGCTCTCCACCGGCTGTCGTCGCGCTGGCCAGTGCAAAAAGACGCTTCAACGTTTTTTCTTCAGAGAATGGGATCACTCCACTTACCTGCAGCTCCTTAGCTTTAATACCCTGCTCTGCTCGGGCCGTGCTCGATGTCTGCCCGGACTGGTCTTTATCCTGATACTGCATCCCAAGCGTGACGCGCAGATTTTTCATAATGATGGCCTCGCCATCGAGAGCCAGAATGATGTTAGCCAATCATTGCCTCCAGTGCGCTCAAATCACTTCCTGTGAAAAGAATGGCTGCAGTGTGTACCGCATCCGGATGGGGCAGGTTTTTTACCAGTTCCACCGCTGTTGTCAGCGCCGGCCCCTTCATATTGAAAAACCACGCTTTCGCCGTTTTCCCCTGCAGTTCCGTCATTGCGCTTGCGATGTCTGCCAGTGCTGCGGTGCGCTCCTGAAGAAAACCCGCCAGCCCCGTGGTTATCGAACTCACACTGGCATCTGCGGCCGCTTCCAGTTTTGCGGCCTCAATGCGTGCGGCATTCAGTGCCTGCCGTGTCGTTTCAGTTGCGACGGTAACAGGAGCCGGTAACACGGAAAGCACATCAGGTAACTGCATTTTCACCTGTTCAAGCTCACCAAATGACTGCGCCAGCCGGCGCACCTGTTTCAGCTCCGGCATGGGCAGCACTGAAGCGACAGAATCAAGGGATGAAAGCAAATCGCTGTGCGTGTTTTCACACAGCATCATGATGATGTTGTGTGAGCCGGCCCCCTTCTCCAGCAGACGTTTACCCAGATAAGAGACAGCATTTAGCGGGCTGAGATATCCCCCTGACTGGGTATGCTGCCCCAGCTCAGGTACCCAGGGGTGCGCAGGAATAACACTGCAGGATAAAGCGGATAACTGAGAGGGAATGCGCAACGTAGCCTGTGACCATGACATTACGGGCGCTCCGGCCAGGCAACATCTGGTGCGTGAGTGACATCAAGCTGGCGCAAATTACTGCGGTATTCTCTCAGTTTTGCCAATTGAATTTCTTCATCTGGTGTAATGTCACCATCCTGCTGAGAATCCACCAAAGCATTTATACCTGATGATGCCCATGCCATTTCACTGTCACGTTGAGCACTGGCAAGTGAGACATAATCTATTGCTTTTCGGGTCACTGAACCGTTACTGAATATCCAATTGCCATCAGCTTTGATTTCAGATGAAAAGCTTTCTTTGTCAATTTCGATGACAGAACAATTTAAGGGAAATAATTTGCTGACATCACTATCCATAGCAACAATGACACCTTCATTATCATACTGAATTTTCACTGTTTCAGTGTTAAATGAAAGCTGCCTTATATACCAGTCAACACCATTTTCATCATGCAAGAACAGGATATTATGAAGCCTTGAAAGCTCGTCTTGCTCAGGCGTGAGAGATAAAGTTAATTCAAAGCCTTTAAAGTGTTCCATTGTTATGCCCCTACGACCATCCATGAACCATTTATATTGATTTGCAGTGTCCGGCGATATGCGGTATCGACAGATTCATTTCCATCATTTTCAACGCCCGTAATGACATAACCCACCTGATCGCGATAACCAGTGCCCCTCCAGATCGGAGCCGACTCTACGGCACCAAACCTTACGCCCTGGACAAAGTAGCTGCTAACCCATGCCGATGTAGCATAAGAGCTTAAATCCTGCCTCGGTGGAGGATTGTTGGAAGAATAAACGCGAACCTGCCCGCCTGACTCAAACACTCCGTTTGTCGCCACCACATTACCAGTTGCGGCTATATTCCCTGATGGATCAATGCTCATGATAGTGCGCCCATTCAGCGCAACGATAAATCCAGCCGCCCCGTAACCTGCATCACGTGCAATGCCGAGATTAATTTGGTTTCCATACCAGTGAAATTCCGCACCTGAAACAATAGAGCCGGCGGCACCCTGAGCGCCGTAAAGTGCAGCCATATTGGATTCAAGGGGAATTATTTCAACACGGCCAAATTTGTACGTTTTATTATAATCCCCGCCCTGTATAGATACCGCCCCTACATCAGCGGGTGCAATCACAATATCTGCTGTGCCATCAAACAAATGGCCAGCAATCTTTCTTGCCTGGCTGAGTTTTGTGGCAGATACAGCGTTACCCTTTTCAGGTAATGCACCGACTTCCTCCGGTTTGGGTTTATGTGCGGTATTATATGTCGTCACCCACTCCCCCCAGCCCCCCACCCAGCGCTGCCTCGTTGCCATCTCTCCTCTGTGCGTTAAATAGATTTGTGTCAGAGCAAGCGTATCGACAAAAACGAGAAGACAACCATATGAGTACAAAGGAGTGCCGTCAGGGTAAGTCGGATAATTAGTAAATCCAGATGCATCCGCAGCAGCAATGTCATAAAACCCAGTCCTGTTTATGGTGTTTAAATCAGTGCCGGCGGGAACATTCATCACGGCTGTGGATAACATCACATTTTCAGACAGTGGAATGGCTCCTGAAGCAATCCCCACATCACGTAAAGCCGCACTTTTTAATTCCAGATTTTGACGGGCTTCAGCCACGTTCACCACATCTGATAAATTATTTTCCTGTTTCAGAAATGCGATATTTTTTCGCAGATCCGTAACAGAACCATCAGCATTAATCTGAGCAATGGCGAACACGTAATGTTTTACGTCATCTTTCACATAATCAGCCAGAGCATCTACCACTGAAAATGCAGTGGTCACCTGCCAGACACTGGTCAACGTACCTTTCCAGCACACATCTACCCAGACTTTTACCGGTTTTGTCGCCACGGTCAGCGCCTGATCGGCTAGCAATTCACTGCGCAAGCCACCGACATATCCGACGCCTGCCGAAACGCTGTAATTATTCCCGCTACGCTTAACCAGAAAGCCATCACGGATAAATGCCCCCAGCCCGTATATATCAACATTCTCAATTCGCTGACGCTCATCCATCCCGGCAAGGCGAGCAGTAAAATCAATCTGCCAGGTTCCTGCCGGCGTGGTGATTTCAGTTTGTTTTTTGGCCCCGTCATATTCCATCAAAAACGAGCGCGTCAGCACGTTCCCCTGTGTACCAGCGGCGTTTTTAACTTTCTGCTGCACGGGGGCATGCACAATCATGGCCAGCGTATTGCTGGTTTTATCTCTAAGTCCTACCCAGTTAAAATCAAAATCACCGACATCCGCGCCCAGCGTGACGGAATACACCACGCCATTAGCATTCACTACTCCCGTTTTCGACACAGCAGTACGATGCACAATCTGCGCCGTTGTGGGCATTGCTTCAGCCGGATCGATAGGGTCTGTAATGTTCAGATTAGGGACATTGGCAAACACAAATTCATCCAGTACCACAGGGGTATTGGCAGCGGCCTGCTGCGCTTTCAGCGCTTCAAATGCCGTGGTGATAACGGTCTGTGACATATTTTCTTCCCTGAAGTCTTATTTTGATGCGGTATAAACCACGTAATCACCGGTGAACCATCCGGCACGAACATCCAGTTCGTTAATGGTGATCACCTCATATTCATAGCGACGACACGTGCGGCCATATTGCCGGATAATTTCCATCAGCAACGCACCATTAGCCGCAATCTGGCCATCGCTGACCCGGATGGTGATAACGTCCCATTCCTTATCTGCCTGGCGTTCCTGCAGTTCCACATAGCCGATACCCAGCCGATGGAAAATTTCGATGAACCCCTCAACGCTGCCAGCATCACGCGCATTTATCCAGGCATAAGCCACGCGCTTCCGGAACAAATCCAGCGGCTCACCACTGAAACGGGTGATGTCACGTTCCCATGCCAGCAGATTCAAAATGGCTTCCGGACATGTCAGGGGATCAAATTGTTTTGATGGCCATGACAGCCAGTCATACAACCATTGCCAGAATTTTTTGCAGGCGGCCAGCAACTTTGCCAGCTCGCCTTTGTCCATCCAGAACGGTAATTTCAGCTTAGAAAAATCAGGCATCTTTGAGTTCCACCGTTAGCGTCGTGAGGCGTGGCACTTCCAGCTGGCTGGTGATGTCCTTTATCGAAAACTCCACTGAATCAATACCTGTAAGCAGTTCGTGTAACTCACTCCCCAGCTGCGAGAATGAAAAACGGGAATACGGCCATGTTTTCACAACATCCCAGGCGGTATTTTCCCGAAACGCGCAGCGGATGAGGCTTTCAACGTCGCTTTTCAGCTGCACCTGTCCTTCGGTACCAAGATTTGTCAGATTCACGACATACACCGTTGCCGTCAGATCACGATGAGTTTCTGGCATGGCCATACACTGCATATCATCACCGTGACCGTGATGGCCCTGCGTATTGATAAAGTCATTAACAGCGTCAATAAAAGGCTGCGAGGCCTGACCGCTGTCGAGCAGCAAATACGCGTTTGCCGTTCCTGGCCCACGCGGTGCGTCATGTTTAAAGAAAATGCGATCCACAGACAAACCGGCCTTCGCCGCAATCATGCTGCGGTAAATGGCATCAGTATGGTAATTCCCTACCAGATTGAACTGATTGCGGCAGCGCTCGCGCAGCTCGTCATCTGATTCATCATTGCCGCCAGGCTGCGTTAACCAGTCATCCTCTGTCACCGCACTGGCGATACCTGACACGGCCACCGGCAAAATACGGAAATAACCCGGTGCAAGATTCCATGCAGCACCCGCGCCGGTCGCCTGAACGGGTATCAGTGCTGAAGTCACATTTGCCGGAATGACAGTATTGGTCATCACCGCCAGCTGATAGATAACGCCATTGATGCGCTCAGTCTGGACAATGGTACCGGCGGGAACCGTAACGGCCTGACCTGCTGTTGACTTAGTAAAGCGCACGACACCCTGAGTTGCACTGGCAGGTTTTGGCGTGACATTCAGCCCCCACGCCAGCAGTCGCAAAAGCGAGCCGCTCGCAGTGGCCACAAACATATTGGCCATCACAATATTAATCAGCGCACTGATGATCCACATCACCGGCGTAGTGATTAATGCCGTGACCAGACGCCAGAAAGGTGACATACGGGAGGTATTTGTCACAAACCCCTCGGCTTTCACCAGGCGGTTAAATTCCGCTTTTACTGCTTCTTCAGTGACCGGCATTCCTGCATCCTGCAGGACTTTTTCAAAATCAGCCTTCGGCTTTTCCATAATCCACTCCCTCGGATAGCGGCCCAAAATCATAGGTGTCACCGGTGATAAGCAGCCTGATCAGGCTTTCTTCTTCCACCTCGACTGTTCCCGGAACAATCCGTTCATCACCTTCAACCAGCAGGATTATCTGGGTGAAAATGTCGCTGCGCAGTGTCGGGCTGCGCTCTGCAATTAACGCTGTGGCCAGACCGCTTTCCATCACGGAATGCACCAGGTCCTGCCCGATGCTGTAGCGGTTATTGCAGGTCATTGGCTCGTTGCCGGCATTCAGCACGATATCGCCGCCGGTGATGAGTAAATCTATAAATAAATCACTCATCCCTGCGTTTCCTGCCATTCACGCAGTTGCGTTGGGGTTGGCATCTGCTGCACCTGAATCGTCGTTGAACCAAAGGTTTTACGTTGGTCAATCGTGGTCTGGCCACCGGTTACCGCACCGCCCTGCAGGACACCTTTACTACCCACCCCAGGTACATTCCCGCCAGTGAGCAAATCCGGCGAAAATGACGCCGGAGACGTGGCTGCGCCTGGTGCAAATCCCGGCCCGACCCCCGAGCTACCGAGGCTTTGTGTCTCAATATTTATACCCGGCAACATATTCAGCTTGTCGACTATCCACGACCAGGTATCCGAAAACATTGATTTCACGGCATCCCATAAACCCGCAAACATATTTCCGATACCCGTCACAGCGCCCTGCATAGCGCCCAGCGGTGAAATACTGGTGAACTGCTGACATAACCACTGCCAGCCGGCCACGATGATTTCCCATCCGGACTGGAATGCCGCCTTAACCGCATCAAAATGGGTGATCAACATGTACGCCCCGACCGCGAGTGCGGCAACAACCGCAATGACGGCTAGGATGGGCCAGAGCAGCGCATTTGTGGCAATTGCTGCGCCGCCGGTGGCGATGCTATAAGCCAGCATCGCACCGCGCACAAACATCATCGTGGCCTGATACGCCAGCATGGCTTTGTTGCACAACCAGACACCTGCGGTATAGATGAGCATCGGGAACGTGATAACAGCCCATGCTGCCCGCATGCTCAACATCACCAGTTTGCTGATACCCATTACCAGATTCAGTGCAGCCCCTGCCGCTGCCGCACCCAGAATCGCCATGACCAGTATGCCAATGGATTTGGTGATGTGCGGAAAGATGGCCTGCCAGCGCATAAACTGTTTGCCCGTATCTGCCACACCATTGAGCAGCGGATAAATTGTAGGCAACAAAGTATTGCCAATGACAATACGAATAGCATCCATGTATGCCGTCAGGCGTTCCCACGGATCAATCATGTTTTTGGCCATGTTGACGGCGTAGTCCAGGCCTTTCGTGTTGCCGATGGCGCTGATGTTTCCCTTCAGCGTATCGGTGTTATTAATAAGCAGCTTAATCATGGCCACCGCTTCATCAGAGCCGAATGCCTTTTTGATGAGATCGGAATCAGCCACTTTGCTGAGGTCGCCATATTTACCCCGGATCAAGTCCAGGATCTCAGGCGTACTTTTCATTTTCCCGCTGGCATCAGTAAAGGCCAGCCCCAGCGCTTTTTGAGCACCGCCAACACCGGCGAGGAAGGATTTGTATTTGGTGCCGGCTTCAGAGCCTGACATGGTGGACTGCAGCTGGCCCAGAATGGCGAACTGTTCAGATACACCCGCACCTGAAGATGTCGCAGAGGCTCCAAGCGCTGTGAATGCGCCGGCCATTTCATTACCGGATGTTTTGAACATTTTCACCGCAATGGCGGTTTTGCCTGCGATATCTTCCACCCATTTGGCATTGCCCATCGCTGCGGCATCTTTGGTAAAGATGCCATACATGGTGCCCATATAACTGGTGATGGTGCCGGCATCTGCTTTGGTCGCTTTGGCCAGCACGTTGGATGCATTGGTGAATGCCGCAAGGTCATCACCGGCAAGGCCGGAAATAGCAGACTGGATATCGTAGGAGGATTTCACAAAATCGGTGGCGCTGCCGCCGTAGGCAATCGAAAAACTCATGGCGGCATCGCGCAGGGAATTAAGCGCGTTTTCAGCTGTGCCCAGGCTGCGCACTTCGCCCAGCGCCATATTCATTTCATGCGCCGGCTGTAGCACCGCTTTAATGCCCATGCCGACACCAAACAGACCCGCACCGCCCACGGCAATGTTGCTGAATGCCTGAGTAGATTTACTGGCAAAGCCTTTAACCCCGGCCTCTGCCTGCTTGAGAGGTCGGGTGATTTTATCAATCAGTGCAAGGGTAAAGTCGAGTTGTGCGCTCATTTGTCACCGTTTAATGCCAGCGCAATTCCACCTGCAGTGGCCTTGCGCAAATACTCCCAGTGACGATTATCCAGCCAGATAGCCGCAGCGATGCTGTCTGGATCGTCGCCTTCCCCTGGCAACCAGTACCGGCGCATTATCAGATACTGCTCCAGCCCGTTCTGCTCAATAGCGCGAACCCGCGCCGTTAGTTTTTTACTTCGATTTCCAGCTCAGGCACAAACTGGTCATTAACCTTTGCAGCCAGCTGCAGTGCAGCGCCCGGTTTCGTCAGTAATGCGTTCAGCGCCTCTTTTGATTCTTTATCAACGATGCGGCGCAGGTAGTTATGAGCCGGCGCAATCTTGTTGTCTGGCATCATTTCGTTTACGAATTTGTTGTAATCCTGCATGGTCGGTTTAAACGTCAGGTCAGTACCAGCTACGCCCAGGACGATAATTTGTTCTTTACTCATTGTTCGCTTTCCTTCGCAAATAAATTTCATTAATAAGAGTGTTATGCCTGGCTGCACACACAGGGTAAATATCCTGATAAAGCAATAAAGCAGCAGATAAATCAGTGCCGGCTTTCCCCAGCAGGCGAGGCAGTTTTTCCGGACACTTTGTCAGCAGATTTTCCTGATAGTGCACGTTCTGCAGCACTGGCTGCATCGTTGTACATCCGGACAAAATCATCAGAGACGCAAACGTTAGTGAAAACCGGCTTATAAATTTCACGGCGTATTTCATTTGGCTGCGCATTCTTCAGCCCTTCAATTTTTGTTTCCAGCTGGCGTGCTGAATCCGCTGCAATCACAACCAGTTCATCACGCAGTTGCTCACCTGTTTTTTGTGCTGTGGTATTGATGGCCAGCTGCACAGAATCCCGCTCCCATCCCCGGCAAAACCAGCCGGCGGCCAGACCAATGATGAGCGCCCAGAGTGTTGCGCGGCTCATTAACGCAGCTCGAAATGCGGACAATCCCAGTTGTCATTGCCCACTTCATGGCCGTCACCGTTGAAATCACCACCCCAGCGAATACGAATGCCCAGCTCGTCTGCTGCCTGCTGCATGGCATGGTGCACCGGGATAAATTCAGAAGCTTTCCAGGTGCCGCCGACCGGGAATAAATCCACCGCCAGCCCGTCCTGATGTTTGCTGTGGGTGACTTTGGTTTTGCGCTCTGCATACAACTGGCGCTGGCGTTCTGCCGTGCGCAGTCCTTCGATAATGGTAAAATCTACCGTCGTAAGCTGCAGCGCACGACGTACCACCGCAACCAGCGATGGGTTTACACCGCGCAGGTTGTCTTCGCTACGCTTGCCAAATACAAATCCATTGCTCATTCGCTATCCTTATTTTTACGACGAAACCAGATTTCCACAGCCTGATGCCCACCAATCCCCAGGGCAGCGCCCAGACCGATAATGAGTAGCGGGCTTGCGCCAGGAACCTGCAGTAAAACGGCACCTGCAGCCACAGATGTCAGACTGCCGATAATCACCCTTGAAAAAAACAGGCGCGGGGTAATCGGATCACTGCCATCAAGCATCTTTCCCAGCGAGGCCAGAAAGCCAATGGCCATCAGGGTATAAAGCGTTTTTTCATGTTCCTGCATGGCTCACCCAATCAGATTGCGTACATCGTCGGCAGATAACACTGGAACGCCGTTGATTTTCACAAACTCCGGGTCGGTCACGATGAATTTTGCTTTATGTGACATGGTGGAGCCGCCCTTTGGATCGACATCCAGAATGGAAGTGATCAGCAATTTGCAGCCAAACGCCTCCACTTTCAGTTCTTCGTCACCGGCTTTTGCATACCACATCACGTCAAACGTCGGGATGCCACGCCATGAACCTGCACGAGCAGCAATAGGTGTCAGCTGGTCTTTCAGTACGCGAGAAGAAAACTCCACCTCGCCATCTGCGGCCACATCACCCGACACATAGCCATCAGGCACACCGCGCGTCTGTGCGGCGGCTGTGTTGTCTGTTAAATCGAGTGAAATTTTATCGAAATGGATCAGTTCACCGTCAAAACTACAGTCAACGGACTGACCAGAAATGCGCTGACTCATCAGGCATTACCTCCCTGTAAACTCAAATCGAGCATCACTGACGCTTTAATACCTTTCGGGCATTCGTAGGTGCGCACGATGATGTAAATTTCCACCTGCGTTTTGCTGCGCCACAGGATCTGGACATCGCCATCTTGTGGCGGCACAACTTCACCAGGGAATGTGACACCCTGAATCCGCATCGTGCGGGACATTTCACGCATTGGGCCGGCGAAATACTGCTGATGTGATGCAATGCTGGTCGGCGTCGAGTTCAGCGAACGGTCGGCAATTTTCGCAATGGCCAGCAGGCGTACGCGACGACAAACCTTGTCAACGACACGTTTGTTTTCAATGGCCTGATAATCACCACCCTCGGCATCCAGCGTGATGCCATCAGACCAGTAATAACCGTCATAATCCGGATACCACATCGGTACACTGAATCGCGCCTTACTGAGCGCCTGCAGCGTATCCAGCCGCATCTCGTTACCGTCTTTATCAACGGGTTTATTACCGGTACTGTTCAGGCCAACGACAGGCCCGGTTTTCACCCGTGCAGGACTGTCTGCGATGGTCACTGCGCGATTACACAAACGACCGACATAAACGCCAGGCTCTGCGCCAAACAGTCGCGGGATGAGAGTGACGCCCCCATCAGCAATACCTTGCTGATATGCTGTGACACGGGCAAGATAATCCGCCCAGGATTCGGTCTTCTGAACCCCCTGCACTGACAGATAGACATGAATCCATCGCTGGTAGATGGCCAGCACATCCGCAATCAGCGTCCCCGCCAGGGCGATAGCATCTTTAGCTGCAATATCATCGCAGACCACGACACCTTCGACCGAGCAGACAGCCTGTGCAGCCCTCACCGCATCCGCGAATGATACCGATGGATCAGAGTCATCCAGTACCCAGACATACGCAAACCAGTTCTGGCCAGCATTACGCATCGCAGCCTGCAGGTCATTTTTTAGTGCGCTGTCGGCATCACCCAGCAGTTTGTCAAAATCGGTCTGGCTATTAACCGGCAACACTTTGCCAGCATTTGGCACAGACGCCCCCGCATGACCAGGCGTGACTGAGGCACCAGCAGCCGTAGTCAGTTTTAATAAGGTGCTCAGGTCAGTCCCGGAAGCGCCAGCTGTCGCAACCGTCAGCGTTGCGGCCGCACCCGTATTCAGCGTGGTCACCACAAAACGACTGTCTGAGTCACTCCATGTCACTGTTGCCAGCGCGCTGAGTTTTGCCGATACAGCCGTGGCCACTTCAGCAAGCGTTGTCACTGCTGATAAATCAACAGCACTGACGTTTTTTACCGTGCCGTTAATGGTCAGCTTGAATGCGCCATCAGTAACAGCAGTGAATTTGGTAATGGTTTTATCGCCAGTTGCCAGCACCCCGCCACTCAGCACGGCAGCAGTAGCAGCACCGCCGGTGGCTTTGAGCGAACCGACAAACAACATGACGCGCTCAATTTCGTTCGTTTCGCCCTGCAGCTGATTAAGCTGATTGACGTCTACAGTTGGCCAGGTCATCCCTTCCCCTTACGTATCCTGTGCATTTACGTCCCAGCCAAAGCCTATTGCCTGCAGCTGTCGCACCAGTGCTTTCATAAAATCATCCTCGCCAATCCCCAGAAACTCACGGGCAGGCAGGGTGACAGTCCATGTCTTTTTCGCTGGCGTCCCCTCCAGCTTTCGTATCAGCAACCCCGCCTGAGCAGCGCTGACCTTCTCCTGAATCTCTTTAAATCCTGGTGTTTTCCACCGTTTACCGCTGCGCACCTTAAACCCGGCTTTACGCAGCCGCTTTGCCTGCCGCAATGTTGCCGGGCCGGTCTGCCCTGATGAAGATGCAGACTGACGGGCATTAATGGTGGCGGTCATGCCATTTTGTTGCGCGTAACCCACCGTGCCGGCTGGCACTTCGCGCTGGCCGTTGCGGTAGCTGCCACCGTTCAGATACAACCTGACTGCATCAATTTCCGGCATCTCACGCACCCGGATGAGTTTTGGCATATTGCGCAGCATCTTGCCTTTGCGCTTTGTTTTGCGCTTTTGCCACGCTACGCCATCCGGTGTTTGCTGGTTTCGCACGTTGCGTTTTGCTGCCGCAACCAGCCCATACTTCGCCAGGCGCCACAGCAGCCGGCGGCGTTTTGCCGGTGTCAGCTCCAGCGATTTCAGCGCATCCTTCAGCACCTTCAGCTGAGAGGGGTTTAACTCACCTCTGATTGCACCGGCCATGTACCGTCACCGCTTCCAAAAAATAACGTCGCATGCTCTGCAACCCAGACTGACGATTTAGCCAGCCGCCAGCGCCGGCCATCGAGAGGAATTTGCCCCTGTGGGTCTTCCGTCAAATCCAGTGGCTCCGCAAGTGAACCGGTCACCAGTACGATGGCGGTTTCCTCATCGAGCTTTTCCACATCAATTTCCGGCAGTTCGTAATCAGTATTAATACTGCCCATTGCCGGTGCGGCTTCGCTCATATACCAGGCCAGCAATAACGCCATGACCAGCTGCGGGTCACAGACACGATACGGAAACCGCGCCCATTCCAGCGTCACTGTGTAATGCATGATGGCCAGTCGATACTGTCCCGCACCCAAATCACGCGCAGCCGGCACGAAACGCACCTCATCCATGAGGCTGTCAAATCCTTCCATGGCACGTTCCGGCATATTGCTCCGTACAAACACGGTCAGCGAATCAAGCAGGCTCATATAATGGACACTCCCACCCGGGCCAAACATTTCAGGCTACGCAGCGCAAAATTGGCTTCAGCCAGTAATGAATCCTGCGTGTCTTCGTTCGATGCCTGCGCATCATCTTTCACGCGCACAACGCTTTTCCACTCGCCCATCAGGTCAGCTTTTGCCCTGGCAAATACCGCCTTTCGGTACTGCGCAACAACGTGATTGGTGCCCTGATACGACGGACCAGGCACATCAGCTGCGCGGTTAAATCCATCGTCGATATGCCGCTGGCGCTGGATAACCAGGCTTTTATTGGCCTGAGCCATTGCGCTGACCAGTGCATCAGATACCGTTGATTCCTTGATATCAGCAGGAATACTGCGGCTTTCCTGAAAATCCTTTACGTTCAGGTCTGGCCAGAAACCATCGTTTGTGACCGGCACATCCTGATAATCAATCGGGTTACCACTGAACATAATTCATCCCTGAAATGACGGCTCAGACCAGGCTCCACGGCAATAAAGACAAATGTCTGTTGCCTCCCCTGCGAGCCGTCGGCGCTTCGGTGCTCGTTACTCCGTTTGCGCCAGCTTGCGTAATCGCTGGGCAATTTTATTGCGGAGTGTTGTAACCTGAATGCGCGGGTTAACTTCCGTCGCCTTAGCCAGCAGTGCATCAGCATCTTTCAGTTTTTCAACATCAGAAATTGCGGTGACGGATGGCATACCATCTTCATCACGCAGCAGCTGCAGTCCGGCAAAGCGCAGATATTTAGCCCGTACAAATTCGTTAACTTTCCAGTGCTCAAGAACACTTTCAGAAACTGCGCTGAAATATGGCTCAACAGAACGACCGTTATCGGCTTCGGTTTCAGCCCATTCCAGCATGTTGTCAGCCACAAAATGCGCAAAGTCGCTGCGAATGTTCTCCGGCGTTTCCTGCCCTTGTTCGATGGCAATTGCGGCCCAGCTCAGTGCCTGTCCCAGCTCGCCGGTATCAAACAACCAGATAACGCAGTAACTGAACACCGGGTTATTAAACACATCACCCGATTCCAGATATTGCTCGGCCCATGGCATCCACTTTGGCAGCAGCTCGTCACGCTTCATGGCGATACGGTCAGCCCGTTGTGGCAGGCTGCGCAGACGTTCCACATCGATATTCAGCGCAGCAATCTGCACATGCAGGCTGTTTGGGGAGGCCACAACGGCCTCCACATTTCCCGCTTTCAGCTCCTGCGCCGCTTCAACTCGGCGCTGATGGTCACGCATGAAACTCATGACTAATCCTTATGCTGTTGGTGCACCGACATCACCAGGCAACACAACGTTTGCCGGTTCGATGCCGACGAACAAGGTTTCGTCTTCCACCACATACGCTTCGTTGCGGTAGTAGGAGTCAACCAGCCCTTTATGTTCATCGTCGTCTTTAAACGCACGACGCATAGAACCCTCCTGGGTATAAATAGAAAGGTTGTCATAAGTCGTGATGACACAACCACGCGCCGGGAAGTTTGGTGGAATGGTGGCTGGCAGACCGCCGAATGACCCCATCAAATCCATTTGTTTCATGGCAGCACGCTCAGTCGGTGTGCGACCATGCATTTTCCCTGCTGCATCCGCTTCTTTAGCGATGATGTCGGCACCAACCATCAACACCAAATCGGTGCGCTGGCGATGAACCGGATCAAGCCCTTGACGCAGGTCATAAGCCAGATGATCGAGGTTGGTGTAATCCGCGTCTTTGTCGGTCGCGAGATTGATTTTGTTTGCTGTTTTGCCGCCGGTTAGGATGTTCTTCGTCAGGTTGTCGCGCATCCATTGCATCCAGCCTTTGTTCACATCCTGAAGCAGTTTTTGCACCGTCGGATCAGAACTATCAGCAACGGATACCCCGTTCCAGCCAATCATCATCTGGTCGAGTGCAATCTGACGCTGAACAAACTGAGCATACAGGGACATAAACTGGTCGCCCATACGTGCCCAGGTGTCAGCCAGATGCCAGGGGATAATCACGCCACTGTCTGTTTCAACACAGGTGTACTTGCCACCGGTCGGGTCAATATTACGACGATAACGACCATCTTTTTTTCGGCCAGTAATCGTCTGCTGAGTCCCGGCAAACACTTTTTCACCCGCAATATCGGTCACAAGCGGCATGTTAATCAGTTGCTGGAATTCAGTGCTTTGCTGCACAGCACCTAATAGTTTTTCTTCCTGCGGCCCGGTAATGGCAAATGACTTACCCAGCAAAATCAGGTTCGAATCAGCATGGTATTGCTTCGCAAGAATCTCGCGTACCTGCTGAACTCGTTTTTCGGTATTCGGTTTCATCCCTGTTCCTTAAAGCCAGACTTTGTTTTCTTCACCCGGATTCTCATCCGGCTGTTTAGTGGTACTGGTGCCAGCCATCGCATCAAACTTCTGGGTAATTGAATCCAGCTTACCTTCCAGCTGCGTGAACTGCTCAACCGTAATACCCGTTACCACCGGTTTTTCTTCCGGTTTAACTTCCGGCTTTGCTGGCTCTGTAACTGGCTTGTCACCGGCACTGAACGCTTTCACCTGTTCCTGAATGCCGGCGATAGCCGTATCTTGTTTTTCCATGCGCCCCATCAGCGCATCAAACTGTTCCTTGGTCATTTCGTCTTCTTCCGTGTTATGGGTTTGGGTTTCTTTGAAGCGGCTGAAAAAACGCTCAATGAATGTTTTTTCGCGGGTGCGGTCTTCTTCATTGGCGTTCTTTAACTTACCGAGAGAGAACGTTTCTGCACCTCCCTGTGAAAGTGCAGACTGATGATTACCCATGCTGAACATCAGACGATCCGTGCCCAGTGATGCCGGAATGTCAGTAACCGCCAGCGCAAACAGATAAAACTTCCCGGTGCCTGCAAAGTTCTCCGCAACTTCAATAGAAGTGAAAAGCTTCTGCCCGGATTCGTTGGTCGCAATCAGCCAGTCGTTTGGCATGAGCTGGGCAAACAGCTTGAGAACGCCATCTACACGATCTGTTTTCAGCGCACTAACTTCACCGTAGTTATAGCTATATGCCCGAGCCTCAAGCGTGTCGTGGCGAGGCCAGATAAGCGCGGTGTAAGTCTGAGGGTTATATGTTTCTGCTGCCTCCAGCAGCCATTCTTCCTTGATTTCCCGCCCGTCAGCCGTATTTCCGGCAGTAGCGACACAAATCCAGTCTGTGCGTAAACGTGGCATAACGTCCCTGTCCCATTGCTTTCCTGACCACAAGTAAAACGGAACTGGCCGTGAAATTCACGCGCATCAATTTTGTTGCGTTCCGCTGCAGGCTGTTATCGGAACGCATCAGAATCAGGCGAAATGCAACACGTTGCCATCTGGTCACAATAGGTACTCAAAGGGACAACACGGGCAATCATCAGGACGATGGCACAAAAATATTCGGACGAAATCAGGGCAGTGGCGCGGCAGCTGTACCTGAAACGATGGACACCGCAGGAAATCAAAGAGGAATTAAAACTCCCTTCAGTACGCATCGTTTACTACTGGGCTGAAAAATTCAGCTGGCGGGACATGCTCAGTGAAGAAGGAGTAGAAGCAGCTCTGTCACGCCGCATTCAGTTACTGACAGACCGGGATAAAAAGACAGATACCGATCTGCGAGAACTGGATCAGCTAGTTGGCCATCACGTCAAAATCATGGCACAGCGGGCAAAACGAGAAGAAAAGCTGCAGCAGCTGCAGAACGGCAACGTGACCACAAATACCGGTGTCACCCTCACTGATGAAGGTAACAAGCAAGAGCGCAAAGGCCGCAAAAAGAAAAATGACATCAGCCATCTGACGGCAGAATCTTTTGCAGAATGGGTTTCTGTGCTGTTTGGCTACCAGCTGACATTGCGTGAGAACCTGCATCAGAAAATCCGTAACATCCTTAAAGCTCGACAGTTAGGTGCAACCTGGTATTTTGCCGGTGAAGCACTGGAAGATGCCGTATTAAACGGCAAACCGCAGGTGTTTTTGTCAGCGTCAAAGCGCCAGGCTGAGGTGTTCCGCTCTTACATAGTCAACATTGCCCAGCAATTTCTGGGCGTCGAACTGACAGGAAACCCCATCCGACTAAGCAACGGTGCAGAGCTGAGTTTTCTCGGTACCAACAGCAACACGGCCCAGTCCAACAGCGCCAATGTCTATATAGACGAGTATTTCTGGATACCGAAATTCCGCAAACTCAATGACGTGGCCAGTGCGATGGCCACGCACGACAAATGGCGGTTGACCTACTTTTCCACACCCAGCTCAAAAGCTCATGAAGCCTACCCGTTCTGGACTGGCGATGAATGGCGTCGCGGTCGGGCCGAACGAAAGGACGCTGTATTCCCGAAAGAAGCAGAGCTGCGTGATGGCGGTCGTCTGTGTCCGGATAAACACTGGCGTTTCATCGTCACTATTGAAGATGCCGTAAAAGCAGGATTTAACCTGGCGAACGTGGATGACCTGCGCGACCGCTACAGTGGCCCAGCGTTCGACATGCTGTTTATGTGCGTGTTTGTCGATGATAAAGACGCCGTTTTTGCCTTCGACCAGTTAATGAAGTGCGGCACTGAGCCAGCGTTATGGCAGGACTTTAAACAGGATGAGGCAAGGCCATTTGGCAACCGGGAGGTCTGGGGAGGCTATGACCCCAGTCGCACGACGGACAGGGCCATTTTTGTGATTGTTGCACCACCTATTCACGCAGTTGAAAAATTCCGCTTGCTGAAGAAATGGGCCTGGACCGGTCTGTCTTTCAAGTACCAGGCAGAACAAATCAAAAAAATCAAAGAGCAATACAACCTGACTTATATCGGTATTGATGTGACAGGCATTGGTGCCGGCGTGTTCGACATTGTCAGTGCATTCGCCCCACGTGAAACAGTTCCCATTCATTACAGCGTGGAAAGCAAGAACCGCCTGGTACTGAAAATGATTGATACCGTTGTCGGCAACCGTATCGAGTGGGACAGGGAAGATAAGGACATTGCCGCCAGCTTTATGGCCATCAAGCGCACCACAACCAGCAGCGGCAATGCCATGACCTTTGTCGCCACACGATCAGTTGAAACTGGTCACGCAGACGATTTCTGGGCCATATCTCATGCAATGATTAATGAGCCGCTGAATACCGAACATAAACGAAAATCAAGATGGATTTTGTGATGAGCAGAAAGAATAAAAAGCAGCCTATTACCGCCGAAAACACCGCGCCGGTGCAGCAAAAAATGTCGATGATCTCTTTTGGCAATCCGGAGCGGGCTATCCTGAATCCGCTCGAGTACGAGCCGGTCTATTTTGACAGTTCCAGCATGTACTACACGCCGCCGGTCAACCGACTGGCACTTGCAGAGCTGCCCGATATTAACGGCCAGCATGGCGGTATATTGCGAGCCAGAACCAACATGATCACCGCCGATTTAATCAGTGGTGGCGGTATGCTTCAGGATGATATTCAGGCCACAGTGTTAAACCTGCTGACTTTTGGGGATGTGGGGTTGCTCAAATTGCGTAACGCATTCGGTAAAGTCATTGGCCTGCTGCCCCTGCCCTCGCTCTATACCCGCCGCGGTAAAAATGGAAAGTTTTATGTACTTCAGAAAAGTGGCCATCTGGAATATGCCAGCGCAGACATTATCTTTGTGAAGCTGTATGACACACGCCAGCAGGTCTACGGTAAACCGGATTATCTCGGCGGCATTCACTCTGCCATGCTCAATAATGAGGCCACTATTTTCCGTCGTCGCTATTACAAGAACGGCGCTCATCTTGGGTACATCCTTTACACCACTGACCCGAACATGACAGATGAAATGGAAGATGAGATGAAGGAACAAATTGCCGCAGGTAAAGGTGTCGGTAACTTTAAATCAATGCTGATCAACATCCCGAACGGAAAGGAAAAAGGAGTGCAGCTGCTCCCGGTCAGCGATATGGGGGCCAAAGATGAGTTTGTTAACATCAAAAATATCAGCATGCAGGATATTTTGAACGCTCACCGCTTCCCGCCGGGCCTCGCCGGTATGATGCCGAACAATAACAGCTCATTCCCCGACATCACGAAAACCCGCGACGCATACCAGCGTGATGAAGTGATCCCGGTGCAAAAACTCATTAGCGATGCTGTGAACACGGATAAGGAAATACCCGCAAACTTGCGCATTAATTTTGCACAATCGAAGCCGAACGAGGCATAATAGCGTGAAAATTAATCATAAGAAGTATTGCCGGATACCGGCAAACGCAAGGAGCAGAGGTATGCGCATTAAATGTCCTGAGTGTGGATCAAGAGCGATTATTAAAACAACAAATCCAATCCACCCTCAGCTTTCCGAACTCTACTGCGCCTGTGGCGATGTGAATTGTGGCCATACATATGTTTTGCAGGTGTCGTTTAAACATACGTTAAGCCCGAGCAGAAAATCACTGGATGATTTACTGGTGGGTTTGATTGGTTCGCTCGGCCAGAAACAAAAGGCCGAGCTAATCAGCCGGCTGAGTCACTCAGCCGCAGCATAGATATAACTTACCGCCCCTTCCTATTTATCCCGACTGAACACCCAGCAGCGGAATGTTTCCGGCATTCGCTGCATTTCCCCTTTGCCCTTGTTCGCCCGTTCGCTAACCGCACTACGTTTCGTCGTTTGGCCTATGAAGCGGCGCTCACTACTGCTTTTCAGGAGTTTTTTGATTTCCGTTAAGGTGAAATTCATACGCTGCCGGTGAGCTGCGGCGACTTCCTCCATGTGATTAAAGTTAACGGCTATTTCACTGTCATCTGTTGAATGATTTATACCGAACGGCGCAAGTTCATCCAGATAATCAAACAGCTCCCAGAACTCTTGAACAAGTGGATGATCCTTTTTGAGTGCATGGCAGCGCTCGATGGCCAGTGCGGTGATGGCATCACGTGTTTTATGAATACGGTCAACAGAAAGAGGCACAACAAGAGCCAGCGCTTCGAGCAATCCAGCTAACTGAGCATGGTTTTTCGCTACACGGATATGACGAATATCAGGGTGTGTTTCCAGTTCATTACGGGCGCGTTCATAACCGCGACCATAAGCTTCCAGTACTTCCTGTTCCCGCATAATGGACCGCAGAGTAAAACCCGAAACCTGGCTAACCGGTATTTGCTCAAGGCGTTCAGCGGCGTGGCGGGTATGAACAGACTGGCCACGTTTATCGGTATAGATATGAATGATACGTTCCAGAAATGCCTTACTGCCGTCTGTATCCGCATTCTGTGCAATCACGATAGCGCCCCGGAATGGCGGCTCGTATGTCTCGTTATTGTTAGATTTGATACCCACGGCGCGAGATGCGCGACCGTTATACAGGGATTTCAGCTCATCCCAGTCAAAAGCCCGCTGTTTAGCATTATCCGTGGTGCGATCACCTTCTATCAGCACTACAGGCAAATTCCCTACCTGGGCAAAGTTACGGCCACGCGCTGCAGGCGTGGATTTTGACGGGTCAAAACCTTCATATTCTTCACGGCCAGCGAGCTTCCAGAGAAATTCAATCAGGGTAGATTTACCCGTACCGGGTTCTCCGACAATTTCCAGAAACGGGAAAGATTTATCACGCTCGCGTATCTGTTCAGCAAATAGCGAACCCAGCCAGAACGCCAGCGCCACATACCCTTTTTCACCAAATGCTGTCCAGATATCATCTACCCAACCCGTCGTGAACTCATTCAGTTTTGGGTTTAGATCCAGTGATGGTGTAAGGCTCAGACTTTTAACGCTGGCACTGTTGATTTCAAAATAATCCTCATCGTTCATTTCATACAATTTGCCACCACTTACGGCCACACGGTTAAACAACCAGGCTGAATAATCTTTGTTGTAGCCGATAAAGTTCTGTGTTTTTACCTCTTTGACTTCGGGCAAACGTAACTGAATGAACTTATCCAGCTGTTTGGTGCTGCCGGTATAAACAGCGCCTTTGGCGATATGCAAAAGACGCTTTTTAAATTCTGCTGAGCTGGTCAACTGGTTTGCGGTGAAAGTGTCCTTAATCGCGGGGTGATTGGGCATATTTACCTTCACGTAATACCAGGATTCATCTGTCGGCTCTGAGCGCTGGTAATACAGTGGTGTCAGCCAGCAGTTGGCGATTTCAGTCACGCCGCCCGATTCTTTAACCGCACGTTCTTTGACTTCCCATTCCTGCAATACTTCCTGGCCAGTATTGGAAATACGGTCAAAAGCTCGCATGTAGCGATCGAGATCCAGCTCGAACCAGTACATGCGTGAGGCATGTTCAAAATAGAAGGAGTGCCATTCATTGTGTTGCTGCATCAGCAACGCTTTTTCTGTCGGGCTTTTGGCCAGCAGAAGATCGCCATAATAGCGATAGTTTTTGATGTCCGATTTGCTGAATCTGTCGCGGATTAACAGGTCATTCCAGTCAAGTTCAACTGCTGTTTTGAGCGGCTGCGCCGCTCTGATTTTCCAGCCCGCATCACTACTACGTTTAGCAAATGCGAGAGTATGCTTAATACCCGCATTATCACCATCAAATGCCCATACCAGACGTGGTCGGGGCTTTTCACCCAGTTCTTTAGCCAGGGCATCAAGCGAGGCCAGAGGATAGTTATTGCTACTTAGCGTAGCCACTGCGGGTAGACCTGCCTGGCACAAACTAAGCGCATTGAATATGCCCTCAGTTATCCAGATTTCTTTCTGTTCTTGCAGGTTGATGAACGGAGGTACCCACCAGTGGCCACCGTAATTTCCTGAGAAATGCGCTTTCTGTTTGAAACGGTCTGGCTGGTCAATGATGCGCTCCCACGTAGCGCCATTGGCCAGCTTAAATTTAACCGTGGCACTGCCCAGCCCGTGACGTACAAATGCGCCCTGTGTAAAACAACCTTTGAGGACTTCAGTATCAAGGCCACGCGCTTCACGTAAATAAGCTTCTGCCGCTGCAGCTGGTGATTCGACTGTCGTTACATACCGCTTCGACCAGTCCTCAAAAATATCGGAATACAGTTCTTTGACTGCGACCTCTGTACCACATTTATTTTCACGGCCACATTTAAGGAGCCAGGGCTTTTCCGCACTGGTAAATAGTTCGCGTTTATGGCAAGCAGGGCAAACACCCTGCTGTAAATATTTATCTTTCTCTTTAAATTCAAAATCATTAATGAGACGGCGAACAACTTCCTGTTGTATGGATACGTTCATATTTAATCCAGATGAAAATAGTTCAACGAAAAGGCAAAAATCAGAATTTTATCTGTTTGTTATATCTTTCATGCGTCATTAATACCCAGCGATGACCTTTATCTTTACTGAGTAAACGCCAGCGTAAAGAAACATGAATAGATAAGTAATGTTTTGGTTTAATCACCTGATAAACTTTTTTGCCATCGTAGTATTCACTAAGCATTGAAAATGACCTGTTAATGACATTTTCATTTGCATGAGAAGTCACAATTAACATAGTTATCTCACACTGTTTTTTATGCCAAGGAACATCCATACATAGGAAACAAGTTTGATATTATGAAGAGCATGGGCCAGTGAATTACGCAGGAAGTCATATTTAATAATGCTCTTCATATTCAGCCCAAGTTCTTCTGCTATCGTCACCATCGTAATTACACTTTGCTCATTACCTATAAGAAAACATTGACCGGCGAATTTATCCAGATAGTGACGAATAACTGCGCTATGCCGGGAGGGGCAACCAAACCAGGTCTTAATATAGTTAGGGTCTGTATTATCAAAAACAAACTCGTACAGGTCACGGATAGCCAGTTCAACACCCTGACTATCATCATCCAGTATCTGACTGCGAACCTCTGAAGGCTGACGTAACCACCACTGTATAGCGTGGGCACTTACCGTACCGCCATTACTCATGCAGTCATCGAGGCTGATACGTCTGTAGAATTGTTTGCCAACTTCTCCAGTAGTAGGGTCAAAGAAAACTGCGCTTAAACCAGTAATAGCTGCGGTGTGCTTTTCGTCCATCAGTTCTACATCAATCATTAAATGTTGCATGTGGATATCCTTATCAGGAAACGTGGCGAGAATTGGAGGAAGTATTACGCTTACGCGCAACACTATTAGCAGCCAGAGATATAAGGCCAGGAACGCTGCTTTCTTCAGGAACCTGACCACTGAACACCATTAATGTGATGGTGTGCAATTCTTCATAGTCTGTTATGTCATTATTAAAATGCGCAGATGACGAAATACCCTCTAGGCATTTTGCCAGTTTGATATTCAACTCCATCAACTGCAAAGCATCGCTATGAATAGCTGACTGGTCAGTATTGATGCTTTCAATTTGTTGATGATAATTCTGCAACAAACTACGAATTATCGTGGCGTATTTTGCTTTCATAATTAACCCAAAGAATAAATTATTTAATATCACGAACGCTTTTAGAATTACTCATTCGTAAGAACACGAGCAATTTTTATTATTTCGCATTCTGCTGTTTCATTTTTTCAGTCGTGAATAGTCGGTTTTTCCAGTCATGCCACTCAGGTGGCGCGTTCTGCGCCAGGTGGGCCGCATATGCATCCCATTCGCCTCTATGAATATAAATCTCGCCACCTTTTTTCGACGGATTCAAAGGGTCTTTCATTCGGATCACCGGCAATTTACCAGCTGTCGCCATTTTTCGAATTGCTGCCGGAGTTTTACCCACATATGCAGCAAAAAGTTCTGGCGTCACAAGGTCTGAAAGCGCGTTTTCGGCTAGCTCTTTCATCTGTGGTATCCTCCGTTGGTTTAGGGTTCCTAGGGCGCTTTAGGGGGCTTTAGGGTTTATTTAGGTCTTCACAAGAAGACTTAACGCAAAGATAGTCTACAGATGAATACCATGTCAAGAATTCATGCACAGAAATTGAGGCAAATAAGGAAAGCTGAAGGGCTAACACAACCCGCCTTCGCTGAGATGATTGGTGTAGCGCTAAGCACTGTAAAAAATTATGAAAGTGGTCAAAGAGAGGCAGGATTGTTAATTATTGACGCTGTTCTGAAACAGCCATGTTTTGAAAAATACACACTCTGGTTAATGACAGGAAAAACAGCCCCTGCAGCGGGTCAAGTTTCTCCGCCTCTCTCCCCTGATGGGCAAGACAAAATAAAATCGCGCCCCTCAGACCAGAAAACTGGCTAATTATCTGGTTTTTCTATTCTTTATCACAAAAATTACACAATGATTTTAACATCGGAGGGCTTCGCTATGTCGATTAAGAAGCTTGATGATGGTCGTTTTGAAGTGGATGTAAGACCGCGTGGGACTTCAGGAAGAAGAATCCGGCGCAAATTTGACAGAAAGGCAGAAGCACAGACATTTGAGCGGTACGTACTAACAAACTTTCATGATAAAGAATGGCAGGACAAACCGGCAGATCAAAGGCTCGTATCTGAATTGATTACTTTATGGTGGAGTTATCACGGGAAAAATCACAACTATGGTGATTCTTACCGAAAGCGTCTGGAGAAGATCCACCGCGAAATGGGCGAACCCAGAATCTACATGCTGACCCGTAACTTTTTGATGAAATATCGCGCTAACAGGTTGCAAAGCGGTGTATCAGCAGGAACGGTAAACAGAGATTTCAGTGCTATGTCCAGTATGTTTAGCCTGCTGATCGACATGGAAGAATTCCACCATGAAAATCCCTTCCATAGCGTGCGTAAGCTGAAACTAGAAAACACAGAAATGTCGTTCCTGTCAGAGGACGAAGCTCGGGAATTGCTGAATGCTTTGACTGATGATGACCGCAGAGTTGTAGTCCTCAGCCTGAATACAGGTGCAAGGTGGGGGGAAGCTAGCAATCTCAAGGCTGAACATGTTATCAGCAATAAGGTAACTTTTGTGAAGACCAAAACAGGCCCAGCGCGTACCGTTCCGGTTTCGCAGGAGGTTGCTGATTATGTCCTTACCCGGAAATCAGGAAAGCTTTTTAAAACTGACTACCGGCGCGTTCGTGAGGTACTTCGTAAGATAAAGCCCGATTTACCGAAAGGTCAGGCACTGCATGTTTTGCGGCACACCTTCGCAACTCATTTCATGATCAATGGCGGGAATATTATTACCCTTCAGAGAATACTGGGGCATACAACAATTGAGCAAACCATGACTTACGCTCACTTTGCTCCGGACTATCTGGCTGATGCGATCAGGTTTAACCCCATGAAAGGGAGTGTCCATATAACGTCCACTGACTAG